CTTATAATAGGTTCCCTAAGGGGGGCATTTTTCTACAGCACAACACAATAAAAGAACCCCCACCCCCCACAAAACTGAGGCATGCTGTGCGTTGCCTATACACACAAGATTACACACACTCAATATAATTTTTTAGCACATTCCTAGCATTCTCTCTTTTTTTAGTGGTACAATCGGTTTGTGTATAACAGGGTGTGGTGCTCACTCAACAGTAATTACCTCCGAGAATCACACCCATCTAGAGGACTACTATGCCAGGACATACCGACATACCCGCAGTGGCACCAACTATGATGCAACCTATGGCTGCACCTGAAGTTCCTGAGGCTGAACTAGAAGAAGGTCGTAATGCTCTGCGCCAAGTCTTTCAAATTATCCAAGTATTAATCCAACAAGGTTTATCCGAAGAGCAAATATTAGAGTTTCTTGCTCAAAATGGTATTAGTGAAGCCGAACTAGAAGAGGCAGCACAAGTCCTTGGTATTGATGTTAGCACTTTGTTTGCTGGGACAGCGCGTATGCCTATGGCTGAGGGAGGTCTTTCAAAAGAAGAAATAATCCCAAGAGATGCGATTGATGCTGCAAACGCTGCAATAGGTTTTAGGCTTTTTCAACATGATGATGGTTCAAAAGATTTTTCAAAAATTTACAGTCCTGAACAATTAGAAAATATTATAAAAGTTTTTTATGACCAATATGAATTTCAATTAAATAAAGGCAATCAAGCAGCAGCCAAAGTTTTAGGCGATCAAATAAATAAATTAGAGGCATTAAAAATACAAATGCAGGCATCACAAAAGCGTATGCCTATGGCCGCAGGAGGTATGGTAGATCCACTTGCCCCTGCCCCTGTAGCCCAAACACCTGAGATGGTTATTTTCTCTCTGCAAAGTCAGATCAATAACCTCATGCAAGATTATGATATGGCAGTGCGTAATGATGAATTTACCCGAGCGCAAGGGATTGCTGACCAAATTGATGTTTTGCAACAGCAAATTATTGCCCAACAAGACTCTTTTGTACCCCAAAGGATGAGACTCGGTGGTAAAGTTCCTCAAGAAAACTTGGTGGAGACTAAGTTGCAAGGTTTAGCCAGTGATCCTGTGATGGATTTCGCGATGATGGTAGTCGGCCCTGGTAAGTTTGGGGTTGCTGCCAAAGCTCTTAGTAAAATTGATAAATTATTACAAAGTCGCAGAAAAATATTGTTTAAACAAAGGTTTCATATGGATCGGATTGCCTCTGATGGTGCGCCTGCTCTGCGTGGTTTGGAGAAAGAAACGGTCAAACTCAATAAAAATACCCAACAACTTAATAAAATTACCAAAAACCCTAGTGACGCTGCATATGTACGGCAAGAACTAGTCAAACTAGACCAAGAATTTAATAGATTTCAATAATTTTTCTGTATGACCTCACTTAACTTTGCCCATTTATCGGACAAAGAGCTCAAAGAAGCATACAAACTGCAAGAACGCCTCAATTTACTCAAACAAAGAGATGCTTGTCAGCAAAATTTCCTCGATTTTGTGAATTTTTTGTGGCCAGAGTTCATTTGTGGCAGACACCACCAAATTTTTGCCGAAAAACTCGAAGCGGTAGCAGCCGGAGACTGCAAAAGGTTGATTATCAACATGCCCCCCAGGCATACCAAGTCAGAATTTTGTTCCACCTACTTTCCTGCTTGGATTATGGGCAAACAACCGAAAAGAAAGATCATGCAGACCACCCATACGGGAGAACTGGCTGTGCGCTTTGGGCGTAAGGTGAGAAATATGATGGATACCGAGAACTATCAGCGTATTTTTGACCAAGTACAACTGCAAGCCGACTCTAAATCTGCTGGGCGGTGGGAAACCAACCAAGGTGGGGAATACTTTGCTGCTGGTGTTGGTGGAGCTATTACTGGTCGTGGTGCCGATTTGCTGATAATTGATGATCCACACTCCGAACAAGATGCTTTGAGTCCAACTGCTATGGATGCTTGTTGGGAATGGTACACTTCCGGCCCCCGCCAACGATTACAACCAGGTGGTGCCATTATTTTAGTCATGACGCGCTGGAGTGCTTTGGATTTAACCTCAAGACTGCTCGAGGCCCAACAAGAGGCTAATGCTGACCAGTGGGATATTGTGGAGTTCCCTGCTATTTTTCCTGAAACCGGTAATCCTTTGTGGCCAGAGTTTTGGGACAAAACCGAACTTACCAAAGTCCAAGCATCTTTGCCTACCCACAAATGGAATGCGCAGTGGATGCAAAACCCCACAGCCGAAGCCGGATCGATTATCAAAAGAGAGTGGTGGCAACCTTGGGAACATGAAAGTCTGCCCCCAGTCCAATACATTATTCAAAGTTATGATACTGCTTACTCCAAAAAACAAAATGCTGACTATTCGGCCATCTCCACTTGGGGGGTGTTTCGACCCTCTCAAGATGCTCCCGATTCAATTATTTTGTTAGATTGTCAGCGCGGGCGTTGGGACTTCCCTGAACTCAAGCGCCTAGCATATGAGGAGTATAAATACTGGGATCCGGACATGACTTTGATTGAAGCCAAAGCCTCAGGCACACCACTTACTCATGAACTGCGGCGTTTAGGTATTCCTGTAGTGAATTATTCCCCTACTCGGGGGCATGATAAATCTACGCGTATGCACTCAGTTGCCCCTATTTTTGAATCGGGGTTAGTGTGGGCACCACAGCGCAAGTTTGCCGAAGAGATGATTGAGGAGTGTGCAGCTTTCCCTTTTGGTAAAAATGATGATTTATGTGATACTATGACTCAAGCACTTATGCGCTTTAGAGAAGGCGGGTTAGTTGCTCTCGAAGATGATTACTTTGATGAGCCGAAAACTACTGTGAAACGGGCATATTATTAATGGCAATAGAAAAACAAGATACCGCACCACAAGAACCGAAACAGCAACTAGAAGGTACTGAGGATATGACTGTGGCTTTGGAAGTCTTAGATGAGGCTGCCGAAGATGATTTTGAAATCCAACCTGATGGCAGTGCGGTGTTGGCACCTGACCCTGAACCTATGGGGGTGGAGTTTGGCAGTAACCTTGCCGAGTTTCTTGATGAGGGAGAACTCAGTCAGATTGCTAACTCTCTGCGCGATGGTATCAACAAAGACAAAGCCTCTAGAGAAGATTGGGAAAAAACCTATATTGATGGTCTGAAGTATTTAGGCATGAAGTTTGATGCCGATCGTTCTGAACCCTTTGAAGGGGCATCAGGGGTTATCCACCCCCTGTTGGGAGAAGCAGTTACCAGTTTCCAAGCCCAAGCTTATAAAGAACTCTTGCCTGCCAACGGCCCTGTAAAAACCCAAGTTATTGGTGCTTATGATGCACCTGTCGAAGAACAAGCACAACGCGTTGCTGATTTTATGAATTATCAAATTACTCATGTAATGGAAGAATACGATGAGGAACTTGATCAGTTATTGTTTTACCTACCCTTAGCCGGTTCTGCTTTTAAGAAGATTTATTATGATGGTACTTTAGATCGTGCTGTTGCCAAGTTTATTGCCCCTGAAGATTTAATTGTGCCTTACTACACCACTGATTTAGAATCCTGTCCGCGCATCACTAATGTGGTTAAAATGCCTGAAAACGAGATTGCCAAACAACAAGCAGTAGGGTTTTATCGCAAAATAGATTTGACCTATGGGGATGACACTAGTGCTTATGGGCAAGTCAAAGAAGAGATTGATGAGTTAGCAGGACTGCAACCAGGTTACGATACTGGTGAAGTCGCAGTGTTGTATGAAGTCCACTGTAATTTAGATATAGCCGGGTTTGAAGATGTCGATGCCGAAGGCATGATGACTGGGGTTAAGTTGCCTTATATTGTCACTTTAGACGCGGCTTCCAATAGTGTTTTAAGTATTTATCGCAACTATGCCGAGAACGATCCTTTGCGTAATAAGATTGAATACTTTGTGCATTATAAGTTTTTACCAGGGTTAGGTTTTTATGGTTTTGGTCTAACCCACATGATTGGGGGTCTATCTAAAGCCTCTACTTCGATCTTACGCCAACTGATAGATGCAGGTACGTTAGCCAATTTGCCTGCAGGTTTTAAAACTCGCGGCATTCGTATTAGAGATGAAGATACCCCCATTCAACCAGGTGAGTTTCGTGATGTCGATGCCCCTGGCGGTTCTTTGCGTGAATCCATCCAACCGTTACCCTTCAAAGAACCAAGTGGTACTTTGTTAAGTTTATTAAATATTTTAGTGAGTTCAGGCCAAAGGTTTGCTTCGATTGCAGAAATTAATGTAGGGCAAGGTAATCCAAATGCCCCTGTAGGTACAACCTTAGCACTACTAGAGCGCTCAACTAAAGTGCTGTCGGCAATCCATAAAAGATTACATAATTCACAACGCAAAGAGTTTCAAATCTTAGCTCAAGTCTTTCAAGAGTATTTACCCCCTGAATATCCCTATCAGATTGCAAATGCTGACAATACTGTAAAATTAAGTGATTTTGATGACAGGATTGACATTTTCCCCATTTCCAATCCTGATATATTTAGTCAAGCCCAAAGGATTGCGATGGCACAGGAAATGATGCAACTCGTGCAAACTAATCCTGAGGTGCATGGGCCAGGAGGTATTTACGAATCATACAAACGCATGTATGCTGCTATTGGGGTTGATAATATCGACCAAATTCTAACACCGCCACCGAATACGGAACCACAACCAGTCGAGGCGGGGTTTGAGAATAATCAACTATTGCTGGGTAATGTAGCTCGGGCCTTTCCCCGTCAAAACCATGATGCCCATATAGCTACTCACATGTCGTTGCTCAATACTCCGCCCGTTCAAATGAACGCTGCGATACAGGCACTAATACATTCGCACATTATGGAACATCTACAAATGAAAGCAGATATTTTAGGGCAACAGCAGATGCCTCCTGAGGTGCAAGCACAAGTGCAACAACTCGAACAACAACTAGAACAGTTGTCATCAGCACAGCAACCACCGGTGCGCGATCAATTAAATGCTTTGATTGCACAGTTTGCCAGTCCAATATTAGCCGAGTTAGTTGCTGATTACACCCAAAGAATAAGTGCCCCGCAAGATGAAGATCCACTGGTAAGTATTCGTAAGCAAGAACTGGCGCTCAAAGGTCAGGAACTTGCTATCGAACAACAACAGTTTGTTGCTAGCGAAAATAGAAAAGCCCAAGACTCAGCCC